ATCCGACATAATAAAAGTTGCTGAAAAATTTGTGCCATTTGTAGTCATGGTTCCTATTCCAAGAGTATAAGATGCTAATAAATTTATTATAAAACCGCCTATATTAATTCCATTATTTAATGATACCGCCGAATATGCCATATTATCTTTAAAAAGAATTACATAAGGATTATCACCAGAATTTAATGAAAGATCTACTACATAAAATATATAATCTCCAATATTTAAATTAAGCGTTTCATTAAGTTTAGCAAATCCATATGATCCTGGGTTAGCGATTGCGGATAATATAGTAGTTCCAGATGTATCAAATGTACTAAAATAATAATTACCATACGCGCCATTTATCCAAGAGGAGCCTAAATTTTCATAATCCGCATAAGGCATATAAATTATTGGTGTCCCGTCTTTATAATGTGTAGTTTTTAAATTTTCCGTCATCCATATTTGATTACCTATAGTAATAGTATTATATTTATTACCATCATAATCATATACAACTAAAGAAGATTCTGTTTTTTGAGATAATGACTTATATCCTTCTTTAAAAACTTTTAATATTTTAGTTAACATAATTTCTGTATATTATGCTCTATTATATTTCCATATTTATCATAAGACTCTACGGATATAGTATATATTGCTGAAGTATCAAAAACAATAGTAACTACATCATTAAATACCTTAAAATAATATTTGCCATCAAGAAATTTAGCCGTCCATATATTCTTTTGATTTAATAAATAATTACTTGGATCATATTCTGCTTTAATTATTACTAATGTACTAGTATCTATCCATATAGGTTTATCATAATAATAAAATTCAGTATTAGAAAGTCCTAAATTAGTATTATACCATGCTTGTTCAATTCTATCTTGATCAAATAGTGTATTTATATACACAAATGTATTATCTAAATAATGTTCTTGATTATATGAATCTTTAAGATAAATCATAAAATTATTGTCTACTTCTATTGCAGTATCCGTAATAGCAGATAAGCTAGAATATGTAGAAAATGCATGTTTTGCTTTTATCGTGTATCTATCGGTATCCATAAATAATTCTGGTAAAGTATTATCAAATGTATGTGTACTTCCATTTACATTAATAACCCTATATGTAGAACCCCACGTTTTTGATAACACATTATCTGTTACAATTAATGCCACACATTGATTATCTTCAAATTGATAACCACTTATATCGAGTATAAGATGATCATTATAATTTGAAGGATTTAATATTGTTCTATATGTATCATTGAGTGCATAAATTTCAACACTTGAATCAATTTCAATTCCAAAATCTACTGGATTTTTATCTAATATAACTGTAACAGGATTACTTCCAGATGCTGAAGTTATATGAAAACTTGCATCAAGAATTAAAGAATATTTGCCTTTATCCATTTTAACCAATACAATATCATCATCGGTATAAAATTTTTGATAATCATTATCTATAGTTATTGTATTACCACTAATTGATGTAATTCTTTCTGTCATATTATAAAATCTGTTAAATGTATTTTCTTCTGGAACATCTTGAAAATATGTAATAGAAGGAACAATTATATAAGGTCTATTATTAGAATCTTTATGAACCGATAATCCTTGTAATGGAATGTGTCTATCATAAATAGGGTAAAGATTTTTTAAAATAATATCATTTACCTCATCCCTACTCATATATCTACTTACATCATATCCCATATATGAAGAATTATCTACAAGAAAATATAATGTAGGAGATTTAATCCATACTTTAGCAGGTTCTTTTGCCATATTGTATAATAAAGTATTATAATCATCCCAGGCAAATAATTCAACATTATAATCGCCTATATGATTAACTTTCATTTTATATACACTATTATCTATTATTACTGCATTTTCTCCACCAGTTAAACCAGAAGGATCCGTCCAATAATAAATACTTGGATCTATTTGAAATAATTTCATTCGCGGAGAATAGTATTCTACATTCATTGTAATTTTTTGTTCTTCAATACTTGTATCATAATTAAAATTAATATAAACATATGAATTATCTGATGTATCTGGAACTGTGCCAGCATTCATTTCTATTTTACCATCCAAAATATCAAGTATATACTCTTTACCCAAAAAATTATGAATTACATTACTAGAATCTATAGTTTTATAATTTTTAAATGTTAAAAGAGGAACTTTATAATTTGAATCATACGCATATTGTAATTTTGAATTAGAATCAGGATTAAGCGTTATATAATCATTAAATGTATAAATTATTCCCGAGGATGTTTCCATATAATAATCAACAGGTAATGATGATGTTATAATAGTGTCACTATCAGCAGTTATGTATACACTAGATTCTAAAACAAATGATATTTTATCCTCATCATATTGTATATTATATTCAATAGGATCTTCATCTGGTAAGTATAAAGTACCGGATCCCGATGTTATAGTATATGTACCTTTTGGTGAAACTAAATATTTTGAAGAAGTCGCATTAATATATACATTTTTATTTGAATAAATTGAGTATGCTACTGAATTACCCCATTCATCTATTGAAGGATCTCTTAAATATGCTTTTTCAAGATATATTGTTAAACTAGTGGATGTATCATAAAATATTGAAGATACATCATATATATTATAAAAACGTATATCATTTTCTAAAATAAATAATGGATTGGTTACTAATGTTTCTCCTATTACTCCGGCATAATCTTTTTCTACAGAAATTTTCCACATTATATCATTAATATTTGTAAAAGGATATTTAAATGTGGAACCTAATAATAAAAAGTCACTTGGATTAGAAATATATGAAGGATCATCTAATGAATAATATTGAGAGTCTATAGTATTCCATGCACAGTCTGCAAAGTCTATAAATCTATGATTTTTAAAATCATCAATTTTTGAATTTGTTATTTCAAGAAATGATAAATATACACTAGCATCACCCGATATTAATTCATTACGCTTATAAAGTGAATAGGGTGTTAATGTTTGAGATATTTTATATTCATAACCAACGTTATGAGTAAAATATGATAAGTTTTTAAATCTTTCAAAATATATGCCTTCCCCTGTTATATCTACTATTTTACAATTTATTCCTATGATATATCTCTCGAGCCATTTTTTAAGACCTAATAATTTTATATAAATTTCTTTAAGATTATAAGAATAACAATTTTCAGTTTTTGGCGTTCCCCAATTATCAATTTCTCCTGTTTCTCTTGTTAAACAATATATCATTGATAATTGGTTTAGTTTCTTAAGAGCTTTTCTTTTATCTGCATCAAACATTAAAATTGTTTGCGTTCTATCTGAAGCTTCATAAGGAACTAAAAGTGATAATTTTTTATTTTCTTTTACATTTAAAAACCATTCTCTAAAATAGATGTCATCATATCCCAACCAACGTATAGCATTAATTAATCCTTTATATGTACCAATAAACGGAATTATTTTATCGTGTTCAAGAATTATATGTTTAGATTTATAATTTAAAATTTCCCAATCTGGCAGATCTTCATTTATATCAGTTTCTTTAAAAATATCTTTCATATCTTTAGGATCTGGCAATCCAAAATTAGATATAAGCGTTCTAAACCTTTCATCTTCTCCAATTGCTTCTGCACTAACAGCAATTTCTGCCAGTGTATATAGTATATTTCCTACTTTATGATAAAATCTTATTATTCTTTCGTAAACTCCTTCATATTCGGCTTTAAATCCTATATTTATAGCTAAGGCTGTGTTTTCAATTCTTTCCGAAAGATCAAATTCTAATTCATCCGTCCATGTTATTTCTGATGTTTCTTCATTAACTTCAAAAAATGATATTTCTGTTTCATCACCAATCATTCGTACAATAAGAGTAGAATTACTGGCATCATACGGACGTATATAATTATCATTATCTTTTTCAAGAATAAAAAGATGTTCAGTTTCTATTAATCCTACTGATATTGGATTTAAAAATATAGCGCCCGCATATGTTACAGTTGGATATATAAAACTTGCATCAATTGAAATATTTTCTAGCGCATAAATTGATTTTGTATTAATAATATCATTTGCTGAAGTTCCAATAGAAATATCTATAGTTATTATAGAAGCATCAGTAGAAGTTAATTCTACTGTTGAATAGCTAAAAGCATATGAATATGATGCAGTAACAGTGTCATAATAATAACCACCGTTTGTTATTTTTGCTGATGTAACACGTCCATAAGGATCTGTTATTAAATATCCTTCTGCATTTTTTCCTGTCGGTGAATTAAATAAAAGGTGTAACCATGAATCTGCTGTCCAATTAAGCGGAGATCCTGATTTTGTAAATATTTTCCAATTTTGAATATTCATAATAAATATCTCGGCTTTTTATTTCCTTTATACTATATTTGTAGTGTTTTTATCATGTGCAATCGAACACCACTTTTTTATACTTTTCGCATGTTCAAGAACAAAATATAACATCCCCTCAAGTACACCGTATAATGGTCTCTGAAGAGGATTTGCCCATAATTCTGAAGATGTTCCTTTTTGGAACAGCTTCCCTTTATAATCATAACCTAAATTTTTATAAACATCATTAAAATGTTTAGCTTGATATAAATATGATGGCCTTAATGTATATTTCTTAGATTTTCTTGGCATAATTAAGATATTATATTATTTATAATTGAAACATTATTTTCCGAATTAATATTTTTTGGTGTATATCCTCTTACTTGAATGTTTACCGAGGATAATTTATTTTTTTCTAAACTATCTTCATAATATATTCCCTGTGCATTTTCAAAATTTCCACGAATTAAAGGATATATATCTCTTACTGGAACATCATTTCCAAAGGCGTCTTTTACATATCTCTCTAAAATAATATCACCATAATCATCTATTCCGTAATGTGTTTTATAAATATTTATGTTATTTTTATCCGCATCAAACCACACATTAACAGAATCAACACCATCGATATCTTCAATTATTTTTATTAAATCTGAAACAGGTATTCTATTTCTTCTCGTATTTTTAAGAAAATATTCAGATGTTTTTGATATAATATCCTGTCTAACTGTATCATATTGTGCGCCTTCCCATAATATTAATGACATATTTAAAGTAAATCTTGGAAATTGTAAATCTAATATTACATTATCTACTGTTAAAATTCTTTGTCCGCTCTGTTCTATTAAATCTAATATTGATCTTTTTTCTTCATCCGATAATTTAAATGCACTTAATGGACATGTGTAATAATTTTCTCCAGATGTAATTCTTTTATTTACATCTGGAACTAAAAACAAATAAATTGTATTATCATCTTTCTTTTGTTCTTCGATTCTTTGCTGATAATATTGAAGCTGTTGTTTTGCATTATCTAATTGTGTTTTAAGCGCTGCCGCTTGTTGTGATGATACTCCATAAGTTGAACATGCCAAACGATATTGTTCATTTATATTTTCATAAATTGTTTGTGATTGATTATATTTATCAATAACATATTGATCTTCAAAAGTTGCAAATCCCGGAATGGCATCAATTACAGTAAACATATTTAATTTTCGTAAAAAATAGATATAATTATTTGCATTCGCAAGAACAAAACTTCTTGACATATGAGGTGCTAATAATCTCGTTAAATAAAGAGGCTCTTCTTGCGTACCAAACATTATAGGATTTTTTATGGTTACATTAAAAAATTTATTTAAATCTATTTCTTCACCGTTAAGAGCATAACCCGTTGTAATAAATTTCCACATATTAGCTTGATTATCACTCATTAAATTTATATTTCCTGCGTCTCCATCGGTTATAAGATATTCAACCAGAATAGTTGCCCCTAAACGAGGAATAGCACCATTATACCCATTTCCAAAAAACACATCTATACCGCCAGTTTGTCCTGTTTTTACCATTACGGCTTTTTGATAAAATGTCATATCTAATATAGAATCTACAATTTCCCATTTCTCTCCATCTACATAAACATTGACAAAGAAATTATCTATGGATGCGCCCTTTTTATTTTGAAAATTAAATGATTGAAGAGGAGTTCCAGAACCTGTTACTTGCTGGTATTCTATTTTTCCCTGAATAACATTTACAGTAATAGGTTCCGTGGCTTGTGAAAGATCAATTCTTGTTTCTTCACCCGGTAATATTATAGTATATGTTAAATTATTTTGAGTACTTAAAAGTTGTGTATAATTTGGAATAGTTATTATCTTAGCATATGAAGGAAATTTTGCTCCATTATATGATAATGATAATGTACCTCTGGCTGATGTTGCTCTTGAGGGATTATGCCCGGTTAAGGCGGCAATACCTCTTATACTTACTGGTCGGGAAGCAGTTTTTATATTTAATTCTGTAATAGAATCTTCAATATAAAATAAAATCATTCTTCCGTAATGAAGCATTACTTGAAGTAATTGTCCCATTGGAGATGCCATTGTAAAATGCTGAGATACATCTCCATATGTTTTCTTTATAAAATTAAGAGCATCATTATAAAGTTCAGTAAATCTTATTCTTGTGGTACTAAAAATATTCATTTATATAATTTTATTTTACTAAAATTCCTAACATTTTTTGATTATTTATAAAAATATCTATTACAGCATAATCATATCCATCGGCTCGTCCAAAAGATACTTGAGGAATAATTTCATAATCTGTTGATTCTGATATGTATAATTGAAATTGTGATTTTATTTTTTCTTCTATTTGTGCTTTATTAAGTTTAGTTTCAAATATTAAATTTTCAATTCCTACACCCATATTAATATCTCCAAAAACTTCTCCGGGTTGAGTCCCTAATATTATTTTAATTTTTGATATAATTGATTCAATAGGATCAGAGTGTTCTAAAACACCATATTTATAATTAGGATCTTCAGGATTACGAATATATATGTCCTTTATCATATTATTTTTATATTTTTATTTTATATATCTTAAAAAATTAAAGGGAGTCTTAGTCTCCCTATTTATAAATTTTATATATGTGTCAACTTTTATTTATAATAATAATTTATGGCTTCATTAAATGTTATTTTATTATTTCTTAATAATTTTTCAATTTCATTAGCTTCTTCATGCGCTCCCATTTTTTTAAAATCTTTTTCTTTACGAGGTTTATATGTTTCTTTAAAATATTTTCTATGAGGATCGCGTTGCATTAATTTTCTTTCAATTGCTTCATGTAAAATTATTTGATATACTCTATCTCCATCATTTTTAAATGCATTGTCTATCCATATTTCACCTTTAGGAATAAAATTTGGATATGCTTCATCATTTCCTCCTTCTACAAAATCACCATAAGATATATCTCTAATTGGTTTAATATCTACAAAATACACTTTACATCCATCGGGTAAAGTCATTATATATTCTTTTGTTTTATTAATAATTTTTTCTTCTAATGCGGTAGGTTTTCTACCAAATTCTTCTGATGTTCTTTCTTTTACATTTTCGGGAATATTACTTTCATCGCATAAATATTTACTATCTTTATGTTTATGCTTATGCTCATACAAAGAGGTTCTTACTATTTTAATAGATCTATCCATTTATAAATTATGTTATCATCATAAACCAATCTGGTGGGCTATCAGTTTTAATCTTTTCCTTTAATTCTGCCAATTCTTCTCTGCCCTGTTCTCTGATATCGCTATAATTAATTTGTATTCCTCCGAGAAGAGTATAATTAAATGTACCTAAAATTCTTGATAATTGAATTTTTGCTTTGGCAATTACCCATTTAAGAAAAACGGGATCTTCATAAAGATTTTCCTCTGGAATTTTATTTAAAGTTGCTATAAAAAGTGATTCAACGGGATCTCTACCCGTAATAATTAATCTTTTTGTATTTATACTAAAATGATGTTGAATATCTCTTAAATTATATTGTCTTGCTAAATCCCAAAAACTCCATTGTATTGTTCTATATGTTATTTGATCAGATGAAAGTGGTGTTAAATAAAGATCTGCAGCCATTAATCTATCAAATGTTAAATCTGGATCATGTATACCAAAAACTCTTTGCCCTGAGCCAAGTTCATAAACATATTTTACTGCCATTACACACTCTGGTAATTGAAATGTACGAGTTTTTTTCCATTCTTCGGTTTTAAAATAAATTTTGTCAAGAATATACCAGCCATCTTGAACAGCATCCCTATATTCACGATATAACCATTCAGATTCTATTCTTATTATTCTTTCAAGTTCTTGTGTAGGAACAGAAAATGGTATATTACAACTTGCGGTTAATTCTGCATTAACAATATTTATAAATTCTTGTTTAGTCATTTGTTTTTTAATTATTTAAAATATTTATTTCTTTTGTATTCATTTGCGAATTCTGTTGTATTTTGTTTTCTCATATTTTTTATCCATGTATAATCTCTTATTTCATCAACCTTTAATGCACCAGATATTTGTGGTAATTCTTCTTCTTTTGTAATAATAGTGCTTGATTCATCTATTTTTGCACTTTTTCCAATAGTTGCAAATTTTATAACACTATTATTTACATCACACCCAATTAATTCTTCTGTATTTTCTATAAAACAATTATTAATAATATTATTGCTTTTTATCGTTACTTTATTTAAATATGATTCATTTATTATATTGGTTTTTAAAAAATGTGAATTATATACTCTAGCTTTTTTTACATTACATCCTAAAAATACACAATTTTCCATTATGCCAGATAATTCACAGGATACTAAATCCATATTATTTAATATTATATTTTTTAATTGTGCCTTTCGTAATTGAAATCTTGAATATTGTGTATCATAATTAAATTGTCCTTTTCTTAATTCACCATTTACTATCATTTCAAAAAGAGGCTGCCTTAATGTATTCCAATATGTTTTTAAAATTTGATCCGACATTTTAAGATCTACATATATTTTAATATTTGGAAATTCTTTTACAAATATATCTGGATCATAATATGCCATTTGATATTTATCTAAACTTTCAGTTAATCGCTTTATTTCAAATTTTTCAAATTCATCATATTCATTAATATTATTTATACTTTGATATGTTTTAATTATAAAATATTCAATAAGATCTTTTATTTCTTTAGACTGTGATGAATAATTTTTACCACCAATATAATTCATTTCCAATATTCCATTTGTATATTCTTTAAAATTTATACCATAAAATTCTGCATATGGAGTACTTAAAATATTATTAATATTTTTAGTTAAATAGGATTCATTAATATAATTATATATAGGTGATAATTTTTTAATAGATAATGCATAAGGAGAATCTTTCTGTTCTGGAAATCTTTTATAAACCTCATTTTCATCAAATTTAAGAATTAATTTTATAGGATTCATATGTGAAATATCGGTAAGTGTATTGAGATGACGATGGTCAAAAGATAAAGATACTTTCATTTGTGTATCAAATGTAGTTTCACAATTTTCATTTATCCATTGTGTTATTACATCAATTAAAGGTATTACCGAATGATAATTTTGTGGAGATAAAATTAACCTATAACGAGGTCGCTTGGCATCGTATTCCTTTAAAAGAATTGCATTCATAAATGTAGGAACACGAAAATTTGACTCGTTAACTAAAATTATATTTTTTCCTGTTAAACTTCCTAATTCTTTAGATATAAAACCGGTTTCTTTTGTTGAATAAAATTCAAATATTAATCCAACATCAGAAAAATTTAAAACTTCAAGAATAGAATAATTTTTTGGTTTTCGTCCATTCACTATAGTATTTAATATTTTTAATATTCCTCTTCTTCTAAATTATCATATTCTGAATAATCATCTTCATCCGATTCATCTTCAAAATATTCATCTTCAAAATATTCATCATCAAAATCTTCGATATTATCTAAATCTTTTAGATCTTCAATTTCTTCATCTACAACTCCTGTATTAACAAGTTTATTATAAATATTTTCAATTTCTTCATCACTTAATGTATTTAATATTTCTACGGGGTCAGATAAATCATTAACATTATTAATTATTCCCAATTGGACATATTCTTCTAATAAATTATATATATAATCCGCGTCGTCTATTTCTATAAAACCGCTATTTAAAACTTGAATAATTTCAGAAATTTTAAATGCCATTTCATCGACAGTTAAATTATAATATTTTTCTTGATCATTAAAATTCTTTTTCATACCGTTTATTATTTTTATTTTATATATTTATTTTAAATTATTTTTTAATTATTT